GTATCCTGCCATCTTGGTAGATGAATGCGGACAGTTTTCTCCAGATGCATGGATGATGCTTTATTCAAGAAATGTGGTGAACGCTGCTTGTGAACGCGATGAGGTAGGAAATCTTCCAATTCCAGCGATAGTCGGTTGCACAAATCCTCTGGGTCCCCATTACGAATTTTTTAGAACCTTGTTCGTGCAGAAGGAGCCATGGAATCCCGGCGAGGACGCTAAGCGCGACCCTGTGGATGGAACATGGTGGACCAAGGAATCTGGAGAATGGAACAAACTGTACGATCCAGATGCGTACGCCTATCAACGTTCGACAGTAATGGATAACCCTGAACTGCTCGCACGCGATCCCGGCATCATTGCACGTTTGATGTCAATGCCGAAGGCGAAACGAGACAAAGTTCTATACGGGTATGACGGCGTAGCAGAAGGTCAGTACTTCGACTGCTTCGATCCTTCGTATCACGTGCTCAACCTAAGAGAAGATACCGACGCAATCATCTGGCAAGACTGGCAACCATGCTGGGCTGGAGAGGATTGGGGTATGGGGCACGCCAACGCCACGTATATGTTTACTAAGGCGATGGTTAGGGACTCAGTTGGAGACAACTACAGACTCAAGACTGTTTGCTTCCAAGAGATCGTCGTAACGGGCGGCAAGACGATGGACGAGTTAGCCTCTATCATCAAAGCAAAAGCACACTTGCCAAACGGAAAGCCGATCATACTCAAAGCAATCTACTTTTCACATGAAAAGTTCAATCGACAGATGTCTGAACGTACGCCAGCGGATGAGTACTCCCGAGCATTGAGACTTGTGGGACTGCCGCCAGTTATATCCGCGACACGAGACCGTATTGGTTCCGCATCGCTGATGTACAACCTGATAAAGAAGGGTGAACTTGTAATCCTCGACATCTGCAAGGAGATTATCCTTGCGATCCCTTCGTTGATGCGCAACCCGGATTTGATGGACGACGTACTGAAGGTCAACGCCAAAGGCGACGATTGTTATGATGGCTTCCGATATGGACTATACGGCCACTTAGCTGCAAAAAAGAAACCTGACACGTTGGTCGAGGCAGAACGAGTAAATGCGTTGAAAAAGACTGACCCCTTAGCCGCTCACTTCCTCCGCATGAAGTTGGATGCAGAGAATGCGGATAAAACAACATCTTTTCGCCAGAAAGAACAGCCCGTGTGGCAATCCAAGTATGAGAACCAATAGGAGGACTCAGCATGAGCGTAGCAGAACGCATTCGTAACTTTTGGGATGACCTGTTTTATTCTGCACTGGTAGATCGCTTGGAGACTGACTTGCTACTAGCAAGGTCAGATGCACAGCAGCTTCGCCAGGACAAAGAGGCAGTAATAGCCGACCTACGGGCCGAGAAGGTTCTGCTGCAAGCCAAGGTCATGATGTACGAAACCAGCATCAACCAGCGCGTAGGCATCGATCCTACGCGTAAGCGAGCAGAGAAGCCTAGCTTTGCCAGCTTCGAGTCACCACGAGTGAGGACAACTTGGCAGGTTGAGCAAGACGAGCATGATGCACGCATAGCAAAAGAGTTAGAGGAAGAGGCGGCAACCGCCAAGGGGTAAGCATGGCAGAAGACAAAGAAGAGAAACTTGGCGAACTGTGCCACGTCGCAATCTGCGCCGTGGAAAACGGATACAAAATCAGTTGCCAGTACGACCATGAGCCTTCACTATCGGAGCGCAAGGGTTGGGTACCAACCTCAATGGGCGAGTGCAAAGATTACGTTGAGAAAACCAAAGCAGCCGTCATTGAACGGTTGAAGAAAGTTCTATAAATCGGCCACGCCGAAGAGGAGCAAAATGTACACATCTAAAAGTGGTAAAAAGTTTGGCAGTATCTTCGCTGGCCGTAAGCATGATCAGGATCACACCCCTGATGGCATGCATTCCGAAGGTGGACCAAAAGAGTCACCTGAGCATGAAGCGTCTGAATCCCCAGAGTTTGAAGCTGGTGAACACGAAGGTGCGCATGAGGGCGTCGAAGCGAACGAGGGCGACGAGCATAACGGAGAGATGAACGAAGAGAACGGAAAAGAAGAACATGAAGGGGAGCAGCACCCCGTGGTCGCAGAGCACGGCCCTGCCCACAAGGTTGTTGTTCATCACGACGAGAAGTCTGGACGCCACACTGTGACGAGTCATCACAAAGATGGTCACATGCACACGAACGTACACGAGAACGCAGCGGACGCGCACAAAGAAGCGAGCGATCTTGCTGGTGTTCCACCTGCTGGCAAAGAAGGCAACGAAGAGAAGATTGGCTTCAACCACAAAGATCAAGGACAGCAAGGCGCACCGTCAGAATCTGATGGCTTTGCCATGCCAAACTTAGTCTAAGGAGTTAGCATGCCGTTCGAGTCAAAGGCGCAACAAAGATTTTTGTACGCTCATCCCGAGAAGGTAGGCGGGAAGAGCAAGCTGGCTGAGTGGTCTAGCGCCACCGATTTTAAAACTCTGCCAGAGAAGAAGAAAAAGGCCCCAGGTTTTGGGAGGAAGAAAAATGGGTAAGTTTGCATTTTCAATCCTGAAGGAACCTAAGACTGGGTACCAGTCGCATCACCCCGGCAGTTCGGAGCATTGCTTCAACTGCGAGCACTTTGTGAAAGCAGAGAACGGGTGTAATGGGCCGAAGATGAAGGAATTGTCGAAGTTGCCACGTCTTGAAAATGGCGATGTGAAAGTACATGCGGTCGCGTATTGCAAATTCTGGGAGAAGAACTTATGATTGGCATTGGTGCTCCAAAGAAGAAACCAGCAGTACCTGCGGAGACTGCTTCGATGAACTCTACTCCGTTACCGTCGTGGCTACAAGGGGAAGCCCCTACGCCAGCGCCACGTAAGAAGAAGCCTAGGATTGATTCTGGTGGGCAACTAGTAAAAGGAAGCATGAGGGCAGCATGATAGGGCTTGGAAAAAGACCAAAGTCAAAGTTGCCTGAACCATCTAAGAACACAAAGAACACAGGGAAACAAGATTACATGGCAGAAGTCATGGGCGCTCCGTGCGCCAAAGGGAAGTAATATGAGCGTAGGAATTGGACGAAGAACCAGGTTGGACGCATCACCGCAGCAACCTCCATTGTCTGCGAAGGATCAGAATCCTACCTCGTTCAAGCGAGTGACTATGGGAATTCGCAAGGGAAGCAATTCCTCTGCTACGGGACAGCACAAGAACAATGGCAAGGGAGTTTACTAAATGGCAATCGGGCACAAGAGTCACAGAGTGGACTTAGGTTCACATGGATCGTTCAGCGTTAACAAAGGTGGGTTGCACCGTGCGCTGGGAGTTCCCGAAGGACAGAAGTTAACGGCTGGTGAAAAAGAACCCAAGCCGGGAGACAGTTCGCACGTGAAGCACATGAAGGCTAGCGCAAAAGGTTTCGCTGCAATGAATCATTAAAAATCTCGTGGCTTAGCGGCCATGGGCTAGCTCGGGAGGTGCCTCAATCACCTCCCTTGAGCGTCTTATTGAGGAGGACACAATGCCATACAAGACACCAGAATTACGACGCGCAAATTACCTTGCCAATAAAGAGAAGCAACTGGCACAGAGTAAAACTTGGTCTAAAGAAAACAGGAAGAGCCGAAGAGAAAGCTACACGAAGTGGGCAAAAGCTAATCCTGATAAGGTAAAAGCAAGTGAAGGGCGACACATTCTCGCCCATGCAATAGAGGAGGGCGCGATGAAACCGTTAAACTCTGCTAGTACGAGGGATTGGCTTGAGGTGACGAAGAATCAATCCATCTCCAATGTCGTTCCCAGCAATTGCTCAGTTGCTCCGCCTATCTTTGCGCCACTCGGGACCGTTCCAACCCAGACAACCCTCGTTGGGGTCCACAAGAGCACGCCCTTCTATGCCGTTCATCCGGATGTGGCTGGTAGGCGTAATCCGATTCGAGCGATAGATGAGGAGCCAATCACTCTTGGTGCGGCGCAAGAGCTGCATCCCAGAAGGAACCAAAAGCGGGTGACAGCGAACACGTTAAGAGAATGAAGGCGAGTGCAAAAGGATTCGCTGCAATGAATCATTAAAAATCTCGTGGCTTAGCGGCCATGGGCTAGCTCGGGTTCCGCTCCCACGGAGCCCTTGAGCGTCTTGGGAGAGACAAATGCAAACAGAATCACAAAGAGCGTG